AATAAAAACGGTTTGGGCGTACCGAAACACGCCTGCCACATGACCGGGCACTTAGGGAGCGCACCGGTCAGCCGGTTTCCGCAAGACCGGCATCTTGCCTACCGGAGATGAAAAGAACACGGTAGGGCGACCCGCACGGGTATGGGGGCGGAAGCATTGCGCTGTACGACACCGCTCCTTTCTATGGCGCAGCCAGTGCAAGCGGGGAATTTACACCGCCCCGCCGCCCAGTGCTGACTCTGGGATGCGCCGCCACTTCCGAATATTCATCAAGAAAAGAAAGGACAAAGTTATGAACGACATGGAAAAGTGCTTTTACGAACCGGCTGAATTGTCGGTGGTGGACGAGGGAAAAGGACGCTCGCTGGTAAAGGCGAAAGGTAGTCCGTACAAGCTGGGCTTTCTGGTGGCGCAAGGTGCTGACGGCATTTTCAAAAGCCTTAACGACGCAGAAGCGGTAGATGCGATGGAGAGGGCAATCGTGGGCACCATTCGCATTATGGCGATGCGGCGTAAGGCGGAGTTCGAGAAAGGCACGGACGCATTCGATATGAACGGCGGTTTCAATGCCGTTCGGGACGAGGGTGCGCTGAAAGAAATCCTCAAGTCTATTTTTGGAAAGCAGTAAAGAACATGAAGATACATAACAGAAGCCCCACCATAAATGAAGTTCGCAAGAGCGAACAGTGCCGACACACGTTCAGAATCACGGTCGCGAAGTGTGCGCCGTGTGATGGGTACAACCTGAACTGTGAGCATTACGAGAAAACCAACAAGGGTGCTGCTGATACAAAACATCTTTCGAGGTAAACAAGCCGCCCTGCGCCGCGTCAGCGGGGCGGCTTTTATATGTGGTGCGGGGTGGCTGGATGCGCGACCGGCTACCGAAAGCGGGGTCGAACCCCGTCCGCACCTGCTTTACTTGAAATCATGGAAGCCGGACTGCACCGGCAGGCGCGAAGCGTCAAGCCATACCTGCATGACAACGACGGAGGTTGAAAGGTATGCCCGCTGCATGAGCGAAGAAATGCCTTGTCCGATCCACCCAAGCCAAAGGTGGTAGGTCTGGTTTGGTAGATCAGACCGCCCCGCCGCCCTGTCTTTCTTAGAGTTCAGCAGGGCGGCGGGTGTCTATTATGCGGATGCGCAATGGAGAAGAACGGCTTCCCTGTTACTCTGAGCCGAAAGGTCGGTTCGATCCCGACCGTCCGCACAAGAAAGAATGGAGAACGTCAATGGAAATCGAATGTTTGACACCGGAATTTCCGCAAGGAGCAAGGGTATATAGTTCGGATGGTATTGCTCCAACTCTCCTGAACAGCGCGTCGGCCATGCGGTCACAGTCGATTTTGATTCGGGGGGGGGGTAGCATGAAAGTTCACAGTGAAAAATCAATGTGTCTGGCCGGGAATTTTGTCGATAGAAACACCAACCAAAACGGGAGCGGCGTAAAAGAAGATACGTCTTTTACGCTGAATACAGTAGACCGCCACGCAGTCGCTTATAGAGAACTGCAATATGACAGTTACATAGAGGATGATGTGAGCGGAACGCTTAAAAAATCAGGTGGAGCGTTGGGAGGGGGTTCGGAAACGGTGGTTTGCGAAGAAAGAGAACAGCCGGACTGGATCGTCCGCCGATTGATTCCGCTGGAATGTAGTCGATTGCAAGGGTTCCCGGATGGATGGGCGGAAATTGAATCGCTGAAAAATCCGAAAGAGTTCAACTTCTGGCGGGAAGTCTATGCCAGAAGTTGCGAAATCAAAAAGACAAAACCAAAACAGACCATCCTTCGCGCGGACGGCGCAAAGAGCGATGAAGTGTTGATGCGGTGGCACGATGGGCTGCACAGTTTGGCGGCAGAATATGCGATGTGGGGAAATGGCATGGCGTTGCCGAATGCCCTTTTCTTTATCCAGAACGCATTCCGCGAGCTTGGAAAGCCGCCGCATGAGGTGAAGCTGGGAAGCCTGTTTGACGGAAGCGGAACAATGCCGCTGTGCGCCGCCATGTGCGGCGGTCATCCGGTCTGGGCGAGTGAAGTAGAACCTTACCCGATTGCGGTGACAAGAACCCATCTGCCGCACATGAAGCATTTGGGCAGTGTAACGGAAATAAAAGGGTCGAAAATCGAGCCGGTGGATATTATCACGTTCGGTTCACCCTGTCAGGACTTGAGCATTGCAGGGAAACGCGCCGGTTTGAAGGGAGAAAGGTCCGGCCTGTTCAGAGAAGCAATACGGATCATCCGGGAAATGCTGGCAGCAACTAACGGAAGATACCCACGCTTTGTGATCTGGGAAAACGTGCCGGGCGCACTTTCATCGAACGGAGGTGAAGATTTTGAAGTTGTCCTCAATGAACTGCTCTGTCTTAGAGAATTTACCGGAGGTGGAGCAGCTAAGTTTATTCGGCAGCACGGAAAGTGGAGGAACTTCGCAGATTACGGAGCTGTTGCCTATCGAATCGTCAACGCGCAATTTTGGGGAGTACCCCAGCGCAGGCGAAGAATATATGCTATCTGCGATACTTGTGGAGAATCCGCCGGAGTGGTCGTTTTTGAGCGAAAAGGCACTCAATGGAATTTTGACCCGTGCATCCCGCAGGGGGGGGAAGTTGCAGGACTTACTGCTGACTGCTATTCATGGCATGATCGAATGGTGGCATCAAAACCCAGCGGGGGGGTCAGCAGCATATACCATGAAAATCCGTGGAGGATGTGAGGGCGGTGGAAAGGGCGCACTTGTGCAAGAAGAACTTTCCGCAACGCTGGCAACCCATCAAGACCAAACGCTTTTTGAAAGCCACGGGTGCTTCCCAATAAACACAATGCTTGCGACGCGGTACAAAGCCCTTGGTCGAGGAACGGGACTTGGTATCGGCAACGATGGCGACCCGCAGTATACGATAACAAAAGGACACGAACACGCAGTAGCGTATAGCGTTGGCGATGTACCGGACACGGCCTTTGCAAATGCCGGGGATACGGTAGCAAGAACGCTGACCGCTCGTGCAGACGGAAGTCCGATGATTGACCGAGGCCCGAACATTGTAACACAGAAAGGAAAGTAGATGCAGAGGTACAAGGTGATTGTCGTCTGTTGCACCGCTGACGAAACGGATGTACACACGATCCGCGTCAACGGCTGGGGTGAGAGCGAAGCAGAGTACAACGCCCGCCGAAAAATTCAAAAGTTCCACCGCCACGAGTATGAAAAGATTACTGTGACAAGGATAGAAAAAATCAAATAGGAGGTCGAGAACGTGCTGTACGTTGATGCAATCAGGGTTCTGGAAAAGGTGGCACGGGCGAGGTTTGATCTTGCGTCGATGCCGAAGAAAGAGGAAATCGAAGAAGCAATTCCGATCGTGGCAGGCATGGCAACAGTTCAGGCTTGCCCGAAGTATGCGCTTCACGCCGCGCTGTGGTGGCTGGTGGTCAAATCCAAAGAGGTGGAACAGTGACGAGAAGAGAAAAAGCAATTCTGGCTCTGATCTGCGCCGCTGAAATCATCAACTGCGCAAAGGTCGGTGTGCTGAAAAGCCGGATCGCGGACCTTGAAACGCAGCGGGACATTTACGCAAGCCGGGCGCAGCACTGGATCGACCGGGCAGTAGAGGACGAAGAGGTTATAGATTCTATGCAGCTTCGCCTTGATGCTCTGGCCGATGGGAAAGTTGAGCTGGAAGATGCAGGAGTGTTTTTCTGCACGGCTTACTGCACCGAGCAATACCCGCATATCTGCGGAGAGGGTCACGGAATCACAGCCAGCGGCCAGCCGATACAGGCGGGCGTAACCGTGGCGGCGGATCAGACGATCTTTCCGTATGGCACGGTTTTGTACATTGAGGGTGTAGGAATCCGCATTGTGCAGGACAAGGGCGCGGGAGTGCAGGGAACGCACATTGATGTTGCAGTTGATACCCATGAGAACGCGCTGGCGTGGAGCGGGTACGGTGAGCATCAGGTGTGGATTTTGAAAGGAGAATGAATCATGCCGAACTGGGTAGAGGGAAAACTGAAAATCCGCGGAAAGCCGGAAGACATTAAGCGGTGGGTGGAGGAATGTCTGCATTGCTACACTACGAACTGGCTGGGCGATGGCGCACACACGGAGCTTGTAAAGGGTGCTGTCAGATTTGAGCGCGACCCCGACAGCGAAGAAATGTACCTGTATGTAGACAAGAGTGCTCATATCGAGGGGACGAGAAGAAACTTCGTAGAAAAAGGAGAGTATGTGGACTTATGCGAAGAGGGCAAGAAGTCGATCCTCGTTGTGAACATGAAAGCTGCATGGAATATCGAAGAGCAGCCCTATATTGAAATGTCCAAAAAGTACAACTTGGATTTTAGAGTGTATGGCTACGAAATGGGCATGGAGTTCAACAAGGAAATCGAGATCGTAGAGGGCGAAATCGCAACATATCGACTGATTCAATTTAAGGACTACAAATGGGAATGCCCCGACCCGAAACTTGGAGGGTGAGCGGAATGACAAAAGAAGAAACTATTGCAGCAACAATGGAAAGGGCATATCGCGCGGGCGTGATCGGGCGAGCCGAAATGTTCAAGATCAAGATTATGCTCATTGCGCACAACGCCTACAAGTTTCAGGGCTGTGCGCAGATTTACCGCAATTACTTGCCGCAGCACATCGCAATCCATGTTCGGAAACAGTACCTTGCTGAACTGAACAGAAAAAGAAAGGGTGGACGTAATGCGCAGGGCGATAGCCATTGATTTTGACGGGTGCATTTGTCAGAGCAAATACCCGGAGATCGGGGAACCAAACTGGCACGTTATCGAGGAAGCCAAGAAAGAACAGGAGGCGGGTGCTGGCCTGATCCTGTGGACTTGCAGGGCGGGCAAGGAACTGGACGCAGCTATTGCAGCCTGCAAAGAGTGGGGCCTGAACTTTGATACCGTGAATCAGAGCTTGCCGGAGTGGATCGAAGCGTGGGGCAGCGATTCCCGCAAAGTTGGCGCAGATGAATACTGGGACGACAAAGCGGTGATCGCGGACACGACCTGCATCCTGCGGAGTGCTACCTGCTACCAGAGGAAAAACAAATGAATTTGCCAGATAAAAAATACGCCGTGATCTATGCTGATCCTCCGTGGTCATATCGCCAGTGTGGAACCGGCCCAAAGAGCCGGGGCAATGCCGCGCAGCATTATAACACCATGACGACGGATGATATATGCGCCCTGCCGGTTAAAAACCTTGCGGGGGGGGGTCGGTGTGCTTCATGTGGGCGACATTCCCACAGATAGCCGATGCCCTGCGCGTCATGGAAGCATGGGGTTTCAAGTATAAGACCTGTGCCTTTGTGTGGATCAAGAAGAACCGGAAGAGCAACACAAACTTTTGGGGCATGGGAGCGTATACACGAGCGAACGCCGAGATTTGCCTGCTGGGAGTAACACCCGGATTCAAACCGGCGGCGCAGATCAAGAACCATGCAGTACATCAAGTTATAGAGTCCCCAGTAGAGGAACACAGCAAGAAGCCAGAAGAAACAAGACGGCGGATTGTAGAACTGCTGGGCGACGTGCCGAGGATAGAACTTTTTGCCCGCCAGCGGTCGCCCGGATGGGACGCATGGGGCAATGAAATAGGTGAACAAGATGAAAAGTGAAAAAGCAATTACGCCGATGCGCTGCGTCAACGCAAACCACGGAAAGTATGTCAGCATCATTACGAACTTTGGCTGTCATTACACCTGCCCGGAGTGTATCGTAAGAAACAATGGGCTGAAAATGAGCGAAACAGACAATTTCAGCACACAGGAACCGCTCAACAAGGTGCTCTGCAAGGAAAGGCCGGAGTGGGTTTCGGTGTCCGGTGGTGGCGATCCGCTGTTCCATTGGAAAGAGCATTGGTCATTCTACGAGAGTCTTTTCCACACGGCAGAGCGGCGAAACGTCAAGTTGGAAATGCACACGAGCTATCTCCCGGATAGCCCGGAAGTGCAAGACTTCCCGCTTAATTGGTTTGAACGGGTGGTGTACCACGTCCATAAATTCGACGATCTGCTCCACGTTAAAAGAAAGTTCGGTGAGATCGTCCGCGTGGTATTTGTCGTTGACGACAATATGACCGAACAGGATGTGCTTTTCATCGCCGGTTATGTGGCGGGCAGCAAAGAGATTGACGAACTTTCTTTCCGCCAGCGGGTAGATGAAAACTACAAGGAAACCTACCACCTCCACGATTTGCTGACGGAGTATCACAAGAAGCTCTGGTGGTACATTACCCAGTGCGATTATAACCTCTACTTCCATAATGGCAAGGTGTACACGAAGTACACTGATATTTTTACGGAGGGCAAAGAGTGACACAGTATTGCCGGTATTGTTCTCTGGCGGTTCTGAATGACGACGATTTGATTTACTGCGAAGCAAAAGACGAAATGCGAGAGGGCAAGCAGATAAGAAATCCGAACAAGTGCAAGCACTTTGAGTTCAACCCGGTGGACGTTCTGGACGAGAACAAAAAGTATAGACCGAGAGAACCGAAGAAGAAAAACATTGAGGGGCAGGTGAGCTTTTTATAAACCACTGGAAACCGAACCTCCCACGATCAGACCCCACCGCAGCTTTCGTCCGTACATAAGCACATGAGCGAAAGCGAGGAAATATGATCTTTTTCATCATCGGAGTGCTGGCCGCGTTGGTTGCGCTGGCCGTCCTGCTCCTGTCCGAAGAGGGCAAGGCCGCAGCATTTATTCCCGGCGTGGTCGCCGTTATCCTGATCGGTGTGTCCTGTGTGTCCTACGTTCCCACCGGCTACACAGGCATTGTGACCACGTTCGGCAAAGTCGAAGATGGCACAAAGGACGCTGGTGTTGTGTTCAAGTCACCGTGGCAGTCTATCGTCAAGATGGATAATCGTGTTCAGGAAATGAACATGGATTTATCGGCGTTCAGTTCTGACATTCAGGAAGTCGCCACGAGCGTTGCCGTTGGCTACCGGATCAACCAGCAGAATGCCATGACGATTTACAAGTCGGTCGGCAAGAAGTACGAGGACACTCTGATTACTCCCCGTGTGCAGGAAACGGTCAAGGCCGTGGTCGCCCACTACGATGCAAGCAGTCTTATCTCGAACCGGGATGCCGTTGCATCACAGATGGACACGAAGCTGCGGGAAGTACTGGCAGAGTACAACATTGACTTGCAGTATATCAGCGTCACCAACTTCGACTTCACCGATACCTTTACGGATGCCGTTGAAGCCAAAGTAAAGGCCCAGCAGGAAAAGGAAAAGGCTGAAACCGATGCGGAAAAACGCCGCGTCGAAGCGCAGGCAACGGCGGACGCTGATTTGATCGCGGCCAATGCAGAAGCGGAGAAATCCAAGGTTGCGGCGGACGCGGAGCTGTACGTTGCCGAAAAGAAAGCGGAAGCAAACCGCGCCCTCAATGACAGCCTGAATAGCAATTTGCTGGAATACTACCGGATCACAAACGTCGATTCCCTCTGGAATGGCGAACTGCCTACATACGTTGGCGGTGATGGCAGTATTCCCGTCATCAACGGGATCAACTGATTTTCTCCTACCGGAGCCGCCCGGCGCGGCGGCTCCATTCTGTGAGCATGGGGACAGGCCCCTACCGGTTCAAGCCCGGAAATGCCCGAAACTAACAGGAGGAAAGGACAATGCCGAAATACTTAGTCATGCTGCGGTGCAGCAGAGCAAGAAGCAACGCAAACCGCCATAGGCAGGAAACACCGGCCTATCTGCCGTACCGCATAGAAGCACCGAAAGCACTTGACGCAGCGGACAAGGCAAAAGAAGAAGCGGCCCTGTACTACCCGCAGTACCAGAAAATCCAAGTGGACAGTGTAACGGAGGTGCGGGACTTGTGAACAGGTACTACATCAGCGTTGCCGGTTGGAATGGTGCTGGCGTGACTGCGCCGTGCATCATCATCGGTCGAGAATTTGAAGCAGAAACGGAACGCACAGCCGGTGAAGCAGCGGAGAAATCCGCAGATGAACAGTTCCCCGAATATGCGCCGTTTGCAGTTATCAGAAAGGTGGTTTGAATATGAAACTTTCGGGAGTTACAAAGATGGTGAAACGACAGCTTGTGTGCAACGTCTTTCACAATATCAAGAGCGACGACTTTTATATTGGAACAGCATCGGCTATCTACTGTGCGACAGGCTTCCCGCTCCCGCTGAACCGCAGCCAAATGGGTGCGCTGCTGGGAATCAGCGAAGATACCATGATCGAAAAGGTGGTCTACAACGATTTTGATTGCGCATACAAAAGCGATCTTGAGGGGTTCAATCTGGACGATAACGTCAAGAACGAAGTAGAAGTAAAGAAAATGGCCGTCGGCATCTACTACATGGGAGAAACGCTTATCCCGCTGGCGACGGAAGATAAAAAGATGGCTGGCCTTATCTGCTGGTCGCAGCTTGCGCCGGTTGAAGATGAGATCAAGAACAATGGCTTCATTCGATTCTACCAAAGAAAGCTCGGCAACGGAAGAACGTACTTTGTGGTAAAAAACGGTATGAGAGTACGAGCAGCCGTAACGTCATACTCGCTGAACGAGTATGCGGAAGCAACACTGCAAGAGCTGGTAGCTATGCTGGCAGAAACGCATACTGGCGAACAGGAAGAGCATGAACAGACATTCGATAACCTGACGGATGAAGCGGAGGACAAAGCAGACGATGAAAAGGCTTGACGCTATGTACAAGTGCCGCCTGTGCGGAAAAGAGTATGTGGAGTGCTCCACCGGCGGAGAGAAAGGAAACCAGCAGTTTGTAATGGGCATAATGTATCGGGCTGTCAGCCAGAAAAAGCCGGAAGAGGTAATGGAACCGACGCTCTACGAATGTCATTTCTGCGGTGGTGGAAATTATGGCGTTGCTGATTTTCTGGGGTTCAAATTAAACGACAAGGAGGACACAGAATGAGAGGTAGACCAGAATTTTACGTCAGAGTTATGTGTCCGCCGTATACCGCCGAAGATGCTGAATTTTTGGCCGAGAGAAATAAAGTTCTTGAAGAAGCCGTGAACAGAATAGCGGCTGAAAATTTTGAATTACGGGAGGATAACCGGAATCTCAAAGAGAGTTACAGGTATTTGAGCACGACTAGAATCGAGGAAAAAAAGGAGCTAAAGGAGCAAAGCGAAAAGTCGATTCTGTACAGAACGACCGTTGGCGTTACGCAATGGGTGATTTACTGGCTGAACGCTGCTGTAAAGGCGGGAAACTGGTTGATCGGTAACTTGCTGGACGACATAGACTGTTTCTGAACGGAGGAAGAAAAATGCAAGATAAATACATCAACGCAACGAAGCTGATCGAACGGCTAAAATGCGAGAAAAGAAGAGAAGTCGCGGAAGCGGCGAGCAATCCGTTTTCAACCGGTCACGCGCCGGAAATCAGAATATCGCAAATCTATGACGGCGTTGTGTCTGTTCTGGAAAAGGAACCGGCAGCAAATGTGGTTCCGCGCCCTGCTCCAAAGTGGCCGATATGCCAGAATTGCGGTAGGCCAATGGTCTATTGTGGAGAAGAAAACACGGACGGAATTGTCTGGAAGCGGTATTCGTGCAAGGACTGCTATAACCAGTTTTGTGCAAGAAGGGTGATGGCAGGAGAAGAAACATGGCCGAAATGATAAGTAAGCAGCATTTATTGGAGCAGATCGACACGACGGGAAAAGGCTGCGAATATGAAGGCAAGGAATTTCTCGCATATCAAGAAGCAATGCTGGCCGTAGTAGAGTTGATCGAGAAAGAACCGGCGGTCGAGAAAGAATATGATGTGATGTTCAGCGGGACAGAACACATAGATTCACCGGGACCAGCACCGGTAGTTGGTTATAGAATCGCGGCGAAAAACTGGGAAGAAGCCGTGCAAAAAGGTAAATTTTACGCAGAAATGCAGCACCCGGCATTTATTCCGTTTGCGTTTGCAGGGCCGGTAATTGAAGTGCCAAAAGAAGAACTTGAAAATTTGGAAACGGAGAAAAAATAATGGACGCAGTAAGAAAAGATGTTCGTCGTCTGGTAAACAAGGAGCTGGAAGCAGCAAACAAACGCTTCCCCCAGTTTGCCAGCCCGCACGAGGGACAGAATGTTGTCCGGGAAGAGCTGGAAGAAGCGGAACGGGCGATTGTGCCGCTGAAACTTTACATCGAAACCCGGATGTGGAACATGGTCAAGGCAAACCAGACTGTGCCGAAAGACGATTTCAAAGCCATTCGGGAAGCCGCAGTAAATCTGGCTGTCGAAGCAATTCAGGTGGCAGCAATGGCGAAGAAGTTTGAACACGGCCAGCGGAACAACTGGCCCGGCGCAAGGGAGGATAGTCATGGAGAAGAAAAAAACCGTGCCGGAAGTGGAAACAGTGACAATCACCATGAGCCGACCGGTGGCGGAAGCGGTAAAGACCGCCTGTGAGTGGTATCTGAGGTTGCACATGGGCCAGTTCTGGGATATGGCCGACGACCTCTGCATGGAAAAATTTTATTCCGATCTGGAAAACAATGTGTATGAGACGAACGAGCAGCGGGAGAATGCTTTTGACGTTGCCCTGCATCGGCGGGATACCATGCGGGAGGAAATGGAAAAGCTGTATAACCGTTGCGTTCTCCCTGCTCCAATTTCGGATGTGATGAAAATTCCGTACAGAGCGGAAATTGTATGGCTGGTCATTCGACACGCGCTGTCGTGGCACGACAACCCGGACGGTGTTGCAGGGTGCGTCAGCTATTATGCGCCGTTGAACCGCAGCGACCAGCCGCAGCCGAAAATCGAGCTGAAACTGAAAGGCAAAGGTAAAAATCATGAGTAGTGTCTTACAGGTAATCGGCATAATGCCGCTGAAAAAGAACGTCCCGCACCCGCGGACGGCAGATTGGAAACTGAAAACCTGCCCGGAGTGTGGCCGGGAGTGCTGGTATCCGACCAACAACGCGAAGCTGGTTTTGCGGGTCAACCCGGATATGAAGTTTGTTTGCTCGGAATGTGCGCTGAAAGCTGGGAGGAATTGAGATGGAACAGTTTACCAACACGGAAGAGCTGCTTCGGAGAATCCGGGAGAACGTGCCTGAAATTTTGGGCGGCGAAAGTAACCCGGATATGGAAGATGAAGTGGAACAGATCATGTGCGTGGTCGAGAGCGCACCGAGGGTCGCCCCGGAGGGGGTGCGCCCGGTGGCGCACATCGCATGGAGAAAACGGCCCAAGCAGTTTGTCGTATATGATCCTGTTCCGACAAACGAGTGTTTGTACGATGGAAAGCCGGTTTACACACAGCGGGTTTTGAAAATCGAAGAATACACAGTGCCGTTTTGTTCTAACTGCGATCACCGTTTGGACGATTGCGCCGGGAGTTTTTGTCCAGTGTGCGGTTCAATTATAGAAGAAAGGCGCAGAACATGAAAAAAGAATGTTCCACCTGTGCATGGCATGACGGCTATACATGGGTGTGCTTCAACGGAAATTCTGAGTACCGGGCGGACTTCACTGACCCGGAAAATACCTGCCCTGCATGGGAAGAAAGGAAAGAGCAAAATGAAAAAACTTGAACCGGCGGAAATCCGCAGACTGGCCGTAATCGCCCTCTGGTGGCTGTGTGTTGGCATTGTGCTGTCAAACCTGCTGTCGGTGCTGCTGCAAAACCTGACAGAGTGGATCATGTCGCTTGTCTGAGCGGCCCGCCAAAGCCCCTATCTATATTATATAGGAAACCCGTCGTTAAATTGCCGCCCTGACGAGGCGGCAAGGGGCTTGTATACCGTAGATAAACTAAGGGACACACAGAGAGAAGAGCGCGGAGAGATGCGCTCACCTCCGGCGGGGAAAGGGAGTGCAGAGGGAAAACGAGGGCGGCGTTACAGCAGCCTACCGGGATAGAGAGCAAAGGGAACGCGGCCCGGTGTTTCCCCTCTGCATCGTTCCCCCTCTCGTGTTTGTGGCCCATGATTAAGAAAATTCCATGACGTTTGCGGAAAGGAGGACGTGGAGAATATGACCGGCGGCTTTAGAGTTCGGGAACAGAAATTTATCTGCGGTATGAATTATGCCACGGCCCCCTCTATGCAGGTGGACTTCTTCGAGGTGACAGAGCAGCAGCACAAGGCCAGCACCCGGAAAAAGAAAGAGCTTGCCACCAGCATTGCCAAGGAATCGTATAATCTGCGCAAGAGTGGTCGGTATTTGGAACTGCTGGCAAATCGGAACTTCCGACCCGGTGACTATTCCGTTACATACACCTACAACGAAGAACACCACCCTGCGCCCGGTGATCTGCAACGTGCCGACCGGGATTTTTCCAATGCCATCAAAGCATTGTACCGTATCTGCGACAAAAACGGAATCGAACACCCGAAATGGATCGTGGTTTCGGAATACTGCACGATGGACGGGGACAAGCCGCTGGGCCGTCACCATCATCATGTTATCATGTCCCACCCGGCGGGGCTGACCCGTGAAATGGTGGAAAAGGCATGGGGCAAGCGCGGCAGATCGCGTTGTGAGCCGTTGGAATTTGACCACAACAGCATTGAATCCCTCGCAAAGTACATCACCAAGAACGTGCGCTGCAAACGTCACTGGCGGCAAAGCCGCGGGCTGAAACCGCCGAAGATGCCGCGCCCCAATGACGGAAAAATGAGCCGCACCCGGCTGAAAGACGTTTGCGAGAACCGGCTGGAAGATCGAGACTACTGGGAGAGGATGTATCCCGGCTATACCCTGCACCGGTGCGAGTGCATCATAACCGGAAACGCCACCCGCCACCTGATCGTGCGCCTGTACCGCAAGCCGGAACAGCGGAGGAATAGGAGGAATCAGCCTTGAACCGTTTGACGCTGGACGACCTGCCGCCTAGATACAGGGCGCAGGCAGAAGCGCAGATCGCGGCCAGAAGCCGGGGAAAGTGCGCCTTTCCGCAGCCTGTCCCAGCCGCAGTTGCCACCGCTGAAAAAATCGGCATGGACTTTGACAGCCGGGGCGAGTACGAGTATTACATGGGGACGATTCTGCCCAAAGTGCAGACCGGGAAGATCGTGAAAGTGGAGCTGCACCGCACGTTCCTGCTCCTGCCAGAAAAAGAGTATGACGCGGTGAAACTCCCGGCGGTGCATTATACCCCGGATTTTGTGCTGACCTATGCAGACGGCACGGTTGAAGCCGTCGAAGTGAAATCGAAGTTTGTCCGGCGGCAGCAGCGCGATTATATACACCGTCGCCGGATGTTCATTGACCTTGTGGCCGAGCCGCGGGGCTGGCATTTCATCGAGCATATCACCGCAGACACGGCGGCAGAGGTCAAAGCGTGGAAGAGTCTTGCAAAACAGAAAGGATGAAGAACATGGGAAAATCTATGCCGCCTGTTGAAGTGCGGAAGATGATGTACGAAAAGGCTGTCAACCGCTGCGTGGTCGCAAAGGGCGACACCATGAAGAACATGAAGCTCAACCGGGCCGCTGTGAGGCAGGTGGTGACGTACTGCGCCATCATTGCCGCGCAGAATCTTTTCGACCTTGATCGGGACGGGGTGGAACGCTGGCAGGCAGAGCTTATCCGGCGGAGCGAGGTGTACACGCTGGAAACCAACGTGTACGGCACACTGAAAGCACGGGAAAATCTGCGCAAGCGCACGGCCCCCAAGATGAAAGAGGACTTCACCCTGCCGGTCGAGAAGTGGCCGCGCAAAGAGTGGGAGAGGGTGCAGCTCTATGAACGCCGCGGCGCGGGTGATCTTGTGGCCCGGTTCTTTGTCGAGGTCATGGACGGTCTGGGCTACACCACAGAAGAAATCGCCGCCGCCCTGAAAGAGATACAGGGCAACTTCCGGCAGTTCCTTGAATGGTCGAAAGACGGCGAATATGTGGCCTACTACAAAATGGCCCAGTGCTATGAACAGGCAACGGGCATTGAAGCGGCGATAGACGAAGAACCCGGCGCGAAGCCGATCTTCGGGAAAGAAATCTGAGAGCTGACAGGCAGGAGGATAAACGCGGATGCAGAAAAAGGACACTGAACAGATTTTGCTCTACTATGGCAAGATCGAGAAGCAGCTTGATAGCGTCAACATGGAGCTGGCCGAGCTGCAAGACCGATACAGCCCGATCAAGGGCCTTGCGATGGAGGGTATGCCACATGGCAGCACACCCGGCGACAGCACCGCGTCCCTTGCCGTCAAGCTGGCCGACAACGAAGAGTACCAGAACCGAGAAAATGAGCTGATTGTCCGGCGGGTCGTGTTGAAGTCGGATTTACAGGAAATCCGGCAGAAATTAGACCGGCTGAACGATGATTACAAAACGATCCTGAAAGGGCGGTATGTCTACGCCGACCGGTCGTTACAAAAAACGTGGGAAAGCATTGCTATTTCCATCGGCAAAAAGAAGATCACCGCGCAGAGGTGGAAAGACGCGGCTCTGGTCGTTCTGGGCGGGATGTTCGATGAAATTCCCATGATCGAAGAAATCCTCTCCCGCGCGTATGACGCGCGCGATTAAAAGGGCCGGTATGCTGGGTATGCCGGGAAAGTGATAGAAAATCTATCGAACCGGCAGAAACAGTCGCCCGGACAGCGGGCAAGGGAACAACCCGGAAAGCTGTCTATAAAGGCAAGTTGGTAAAGCTCTATGCGCGTGTGCGATGAACCGCTTCCGCAAATCCTCCGAACTGCTCAGAAAAACAAACTTGCGAATATGCCAAAATAGAACGCCCTCGGCGGGTAACTCCGTCGAGGGCGTTAGTTTTTATATTATCACTCACCAAAACGCACTGTGAAGCCGTCCAGAGGGTCACAGTGATGCTTTTGAAGCATAGCGTTGATCTTCTTGTCCTGTTCGGTGCGATCCGGCGCGGTCACGGTGTAGGGGTGGCCGGGATCGTCCTCGTCATAGACGGCGGTGCAGCCGTGCGGAACAGAGAATGTGCCACGGTTATAGGGGTCAAAGTAAATGTCAAAGTCGAATTTCCGACGCAGGTACTTGTCTAGCATGAAAGAGCTTTTGTCCAGATCGGTGCAGAGCCGATACCCGGCGGGATCGTCAATCCACAAAAGCACGTTGCCGCCAACAAGAGCGCGGGCGGAATCCTCTGAAAGAGTGCCGCTGTACACCTTGCCATTGAACAGGCTGGACAGGATGCCGAACAGCTCTTTTTGTGCCGTGGCGGGAAGCTGCTCGATGCGGTCAACAGCAGTTTCAAAATCTACGCCGTCCAGCTTGTACTTGATTTTGCTGGGATCGTGGATGAAATCACCGGGCATAAGATTAAGCTCCATTGCAAGGCGGTACTGGTGCTTGCAAGGCCGGGTGTGGCTACCGCAAACACAGCCGTTCGGCACGTCCAGCGTGACAACGTAGTTGCCGTGTCTACTGCTGAAATAGCCGGTCTGACCGTCAATGCAGGTCGGTGTCATGTCGGCTTTGAGGGCGGCAAGGTAGCTTTTGAGCAGCGGGCCGTCCGAAACGGTGGGAATGTGGTTCACCCATTCTGGAACCCTATTTTCGTCGGGGGGGGGGTAACATTACGACACATATTTTCACCTCGTTATGTTCTTTTTTGCGTGTGGCCGGGGCGTTCCCGGCTGGCGCAAAATCTCCACTTCAATGATAGCGCAAAACGCGAATAAAAGCAACAAAACGAGAAAAGAAAATCCCCGGCGGGATGCCCGCAGGGGATGGAAGAAATTCGTGTTCAATTCGTGGGAATCGTGAACGTACTGACCGGGATTCGTTCGGTGACGGTGAATGTGTAAGTGCCGGGGCTGGTTTCGTGGCCGGAAACATCGACGTTCTCCGGCGCAAGGTGATGAACGGTGCAGAGCCGCATTTTTACATCCGCTTCCAGCACCTTTAACCGTTCGGGGGAAGTCGTGCTTTCCTGCTTGAAGTATTCTTTAGTCATTTCTTCATGCATCTGGTTCAAGAGCTGGCGGACAAATTCGTTGGTTTCGCTGGTCATGTTTCGTTGTCCTCTTTCGGTTCGTTCTTCTTGAAGATGATCTTCGGGACGGTGGGCGGCTCACCCTGCTGTTTCATGTATTCGCTGATCTCGTTCGGTAGACCGACCGGAAAACCGTTTTCATCCAGCGGGCCGTCATAGCCGGAAAAATCTACCACATGAACCGTGGGCGGCTGGCGGAGCGTCTTGTAATACTGGCCGTCGCTGTAATTTACATCGGTTACATGATCCCACCACGCAATGTCGCCGTGTTCGTTCTGGGCGGCTTCCATAGCTGCGCGGGCTTGCTCTTCGGTGAATCCATCAAAGGTCAGGCGGGAATCGTCGGCAAATTCGGCGACAACACGCCAAGGCGCGAAAAACTGGGCTTCGTTCACAAAAAGACCTCCTTTTTACGCATTTTGTAAAGCATAGTTCAATCTCTGGCACGAAAAATAGAAAATTCGTTGATGAAAGTATAACACAAAAAGCCCCGGCGGGGAACCGGGAGCGGAAATTCAGCGGGCCGGTCGCCGCTGAAAAGTAAAGCCGGGGTTTCGTTCGGTCATTTGTGCAACAACCTTGTCCGCCTGATCTTTCGTGAACCGGGGCGCAAAAACCTTGTTCATGCCGCGCCTGCCGCCCCACGGGTCGCAGAGGGTGAAATGCTGATCTCCGGGGCCTTTGCAGTAGATGAAGTAGTAAATCGTGCTGGCCGCGGGCATATCGGGGTATCTGCGGGGCGCGGAACGTGCAGCAACTTCGACGGAGAACGCGGACAGCATCGCACACCCGAAAAGGTGGGTGCAGCAGTTCGTTTTGCGGTCGAAAATCGCGGCTCCGTCCAGATTGCGCCCGTCTGTGGCATATTCTTTGACCAGATAGGAAATTCGTGTACGGGCTTCGGCGACGGTGCGGAAACTCATATCTTCATCGGTGAAATCGGCGGAAGCGCAGGTGATAACCTGATACCGATGGTTCGGATCGTATTCACGCATGGTTTGTATCTCCTTTTCGTTTCGTGGTAGCCTTGCGGCTGGGGCTGGGCTGCTTTACGGTGCAACCCGGCTAGAGTATCCGTTTTATGCGTTGAGCTGTAAAAGCGTGGCTTTCGTGGGGATCAGATGCCGTGCGAGGGTGTCCGTGTAACTCGCTTCGCCCTCGTAGCTGTCCACGATCTTCTGCTCTGCCTTGCTCATGTCGTGATAGGATTTCTTGCCGTAGGACGGCGGCAACCATCCTTTCTTCTGGCTGGCGAACAGGTTAAATGACTTCAAAATGTCGTCATTTGAAAACTCAATGTGGCAAGTGCCTTTTTTGTAAAACGTGGCGGTGAAGTAGTGGAATTGCACTTTCTGGCTCTGTCCGGCTTCCCCGGCAGCTTTCAGCGTGGCCCGGAGATCATCACCGTTGTACTTCTTGCCGTTCGTGTCCAGATAGTGCAAGGTGCGTTCAATTCGTGACAGGCAGCTTTCCGCGTTCCAACTGGGTTCAAACCGCCCAGACCATTCACTGAACGCTTGACACCGGAAGATCACTTTCTTGCCGACCTTGTACGCTTCGTTCGTACACCAGCCGTTGTAGTAGTGGACATTCTTCGAGTATTCGGAATTGTAGTGCAGATTCGTCCAGTCGTCGAACAGTTCCACGATCTCGCTTTCGATGCCCTGCACGATGTTGGCGGACATTTCTTCCCGGATCGTGAGGATGTTGTAAGGGCTGAAATCGTAGTCAACCAGTTCGGAAACGCGGTTGTGATATTCGTCCTGCATCGCTCTGGTTAAGTTGTCCCGGATTTGGGGCAGGTCAAAGAGTTTTTGCCAGTACAAGCCGCGCAAGCTGCGGATCGCTTCGTTATAGCTCTTGTTGAAGTTCAGCACTTCGGTTTCCTTGTCGTCTGCGGTAGCAGCAGAAAACAGGCTCTTGATTCCGTTGTACTCTTCGTATATACGGCGGATGCCCTCGGCGGCTGCGTTGTACCGTTCCACCGCGGCGGCGATGGGATCAGCAGACACCAGCGCGGCAAGCTGCGGATCGGCTTTCATGTGGTCGGTCATTTCGTTGTTGAGTTCCAACCGGATTTTGCTTACTGGCTCCTTGTCGGGAATGTCAACGGAGATCAACGCCACTTCAACGCGGGCGGCGCGGCGGGCGTTCTTGAAAGCGTCCGGGATGTATTTGATCTGGGCGTTGAGTTCGTTTAGCTTTTGCGCCAGCTCTTTCCGCTCGTTCGTGTAGGGATTGCGGATCGTTTCGGCGTTGAGCAGACAGCGGATTTTGCCGCCATCTTTCATGATCTCTAAAGCCTTGAGCAAGTGAGCAGCACCGGCGGAAAAAGGCGGGTTCATGATGATCGCCGCGTATTTCTTCGCGGGGCGGAACGTGAGAAAATCGTCATGCACCACGCGGAAACCGTCTTTCTTCAATTTGGCGCGGAAGTCGCTGGAAAGTTCGATGCAATCCAAATCAAACTCTTTTGCCTTGCTTTCGTCGTAACGGTCAATCTTTCCAGTTTTGGGATCGTGCCGAATCTCTGCAACGGCGTGAATCTGGCGGGCCAGTGCGCCGTCACCGGCAGAGGGTTCAAGGATGGGCTGCGGTAGGTGCTTCCAGCCGTATTTTGTGCTTTGCAGACTGTAAGCCATTTCCCACGCGAGATTGTCCGGGGTAGGGTAAAAGTCCCGGCTATCGTTCGGGGTCGTCATGGTTCGTTCTCCTTTTCGTGTTGGATTCACCCCGGCGGGGTGTGGGATCGGGTCGCTTTTCGTTCGGTGCGGCCCGTCAAGGTATCCGTTTCACTGCTGGGCTAAAATCGTGCTCAACCATGTGGAAGAGTCGGCGCAATCAACCATTTTCGCAAAGTAGCGGCCCGTTACAAGCTGGAACGCATATTGCGTGGTGTAAGTGCCGCTGTACATTTCCCGGCTGCAAAACTCTTCTATGTTGTTCCGAGTGTGCCAGTTGCGCGGCGGCAACACGTTCAGCGCGTTCTCATAGTCCTGTTTCGTGATCTCGACCATTTCCGGGGTGAGCAGCTTTTCCCGCTCAAAGTCCAGCCATTCGCCGTAGGTCATGACGGCATAAGAGCGGGCCTTTTCTTGCGCAAGGCGGCTTTCCCAATATCCCCGGTCGCTTTCGTAGTCGCCGGACTCGATGATCTGGGTGATCCGCTGGATGCTTTCGGCGGTGCTCTTCCGGGCGGCGTTCAACACCTCTTCGGCGGTGCGGGGCGTGGGCCAGCCGGACACGGTGAAAGCGTAGATCTGGACGTTGGGAACATCAACAACAACAAGTTCGTTCTTCTCTTCGTTGGCGGTCATGGTATAATCTCCTTTTCGTTTTCGTGATTCACCCCGGCGGGGTGTGGGGATGGGCTGCTTTGTGCGGTGCAACCCGGCTAGAGTGTCCGCGCTGGAATCATGCCAGCACACCGGCGGCGATGCTTGCAAAGTCGAGCTGTTGGACGCTGGGAACCATTTCGGGGGCGTTGCGCTTGTGGTTGAGTTCGTCGAGAGCCATCACAAACGCGGCGGCTTCGCGGTCGCTGCTGATAAAGTCGCAACGGTAATTCGTGAATTGCTGGACAATGGCCGAAAATTCGGGGTCGTTCTTGCTCTTCTGGTCAAACGTCTTGACGGCTTCCCGGTATTCCTTGCTGTCGTTGTCGTCGTGGGTGCGGTAAAAGTTGGAATACCACTTTTCAAAAACCGGCTCTAATTCTTCCATGCTCACGGTGACGGCGGGGGCTTCGTCTGCTGCTTTTTCGGCAGCTTTCCGGGTGGCGGTCGCCTTGCGCCATGCTTCCAGCGTGGCAGCTTGTCCGGCGCGGTCGGTTTCGGGAACGGCCATAAATTCGTGCATTGCCTTGCGTTCTGCCTTTTTGAGTTCGGCAACGTCGGCGGCGGGCTTCTTCGTGGTGCGGGGCTTCTTCGGGGCCGGTTTCGTGGGAAGCGGTTCAACGTGAACCAGTTCGGGAAGTTCGTGGTGCTCTTCAACGACGACCAGCGCGGGGCGGGCGGCTTCGGCGGCAGCTTTTTCAGCGGCAACGCGAGCCTTATCGGCAGCGCCTTTGGCATTAACGTCACGATCAACCAACTCGACAATAGCCATCGGAGCAGCATCGCCGTAACGAATACC